GATGGAGCAAAGCTTTTAGCAAAATTTTGTAGAAAGGTGGCCAATGTTATTCCTGTTAATAAAAATATTGTTATTGGTATTACTCATTTGATGGGTAATCCTACCGGATATGGTGCAGAATTCAAAGAGAAATCTGGACAAGCTATTGCATATCAGACTGACATTAAATTAAGAGCTAAGAAATTCAGTGCTTGGACTGTAGGCAGTGATACAGCTCCTATTGGTCAAGAAGTAGAATGGCAAGTTATTTGCTCTGCTCTAGGTGCTCCCGGTGCTAGTATGACTAGTTACATTAGATACGGTCAAGGTATTGATAAATACACAGAAGTGGTTCAGCTGGCATCAGATTTTGGTCTTATTCATAAGGCCGGAGCATGGTTCACTCTTACTCATCTTGAAGATAAACCCAAATTTCAAGGCGTGGAAAAAGTCAAACAATATGTGTCTGAAAATCCTGAAGTATATGAAGACCTACTAAAGCAAGTAAAACAAATGATGGGGATAAAATGCTAGTTAAAGATCTAGATGGAAATAATCATAATTGGCTACTTACTGGTAATACTGCTTATGGAACAACAAATAAGTCAGAATTACATCTTAGGGCAAGAGCATTGTTAAAAGATGAGTATCCTACTTTGCAATTACTAGAAGAAGTATCAATACCCTTAAAAAAGGGCGTGACTTTGTATATGGATTTTTATTTACCTCTCAAAAAGATATGCGTAGAAGTTCATGGAGAACAACACTATAGATTTATTCCATTCTATCATTCCAATATTATCTCGTTTACGAAATCAAAGAAAAGAGACTTAGAAAAACAAGAATGGTGTGAACAAAATGGAATTAGATATGTAGTTTTTCCATTTGATTATACCGACATTGAGTGGAGAAAAATTTTACATGAAGAGTAAAGAAGAAATACAGTATTGGGACAAAATATTAGATGAATATGAAAAAGGCATAGGAATGCCTCAATATTCTGACAATACTTTTGAAGAAAGCGAACTACAAGAATATTTGACCATGAATAGAGATGTAATAGAAAAATTAGGTCCAGAAGATTGCGCACAGATTTCTATGAGATTGGGCCAATTCGCATTTCATGTTCAAAGAACTATTAATAGAGAGCAGGCTAGGCACAACTGGGCTGATGAAACTATTAAAGAAATTATAGCTAACGAAATCAATAATTATAAAGGTTACGGTTATGTGGAAAAAAGCTATCAGGCAATTGCCGGTAATGAGAAAGCGTCAGCATTAAATAGGATCAAAAAATATGCCAAACAAAGAATGGATAGACTTGGGTTTTTAGCAAATAATATCAAAAATCTATCAGATATACTACTGGCTATACAAAGGAATAAGGTGAAACATGGCTCTTGAAAAAGAAGACATAATGGCTCTAATAGCGATATTACAAAAGGGGCTCGAAGAAGAAGAACCCAAAACCCACAAATCTATGTCTAAAAAGACTACACGACAAAGAAAATCTAATGTCACAAAGCAAAAGCAAGAAAAACAAAACATAAATAAATTTCTCTCAATGCCAGAAAAAGACATGCATAAAGCAGATACTGCTATTGATAAAAAACTGGCTGTTGTTCCTCCTACAGACAGGACTAGACAATACAATCCCGTTAGTGTAAGATGTAGGGTATGTGGAAAAGAAGAGAAAATCAATCCACGCTATCTTGAAGCAAAAGACAGGTATAAATGCAACAAATGTTCTACTTCGGCAGGCTAAAGAAAGATAAAAATGATCTTAGTTGATACAGCGGCAGAAAGAGCTGTTTTAGCTGGTATTTTTTCATATGGTGATGCCGCCTATATGGAAATATCAGATATTATTAATGAAAACTCGTTCACGGTAGATAGTAATGTAGTAATATATAAGTGTGTAAAATGTTTATGTGAAAATAATTCTAAAATAGATATTGCCTCGATTTATTCTGTTGCTCAGGAATTGGGGGTTTCACGCATTTTAGAAAAAAAAGAAGAAGCTCAACATCTCAGAGCAATAATGGATTTTCCTGTTAGTTTTGAAAACATTAGAAAATTTGCAGCAAAAATTCGAAAACTAGAAATAGCCAGACTTCTAAGGAAACAACTAGAATTAGCACAAGATAAACTTCTAGATATTAATGGTTCTGAGTCTATCGGTAGTATTTTATCTATAGCAGAAGATACTGTGTTCAACTTCACTAACCTGCTGAATGATACTGATGAAGCCCCAGAACGTATAGGCAATGATCTTGCCGAATATATAAAAGAACTTGAAGACAATCCTATCGATCAAGTAGGTATTCCTACGGGGTTCCCAGTATATGACAAATCTATTGGTGGAGGTCTTAGAAAAGGAACAGTTAATATCATTGGTGCTAGACCTAAAACTGGTAAAACACTCCTATCTGACAACATGGGCGTTTATATAGCGTCTCAAGGTATACCAGTATTAAATATGGATACAGAAATGGCTAAAGAAGACCATATTCATCGTGTTCTGGCCATGATGACAGAAACAGAAATTAATGATATCGAAACTGGAAAATTCAAAGACAATCCAGATAAGTATAATAAGATTCATAATGCTGTTGCAGAACTAGAGAAATGTAATCTGTATTACAAAAGTATCGCTGGCAAAGCTTTTGAAGACCAGCTATCTATTATGAAAAGATGGTTGGTTAAAGAAGTTGGACTCAATGATGATGGAACAGCCAAAGACTGTGTAATTTTCTATGATTATTTAAAGCTTATGGATACTGCTGGTATGACGCAGGATTTAAAGGAGTATCAAGTTCTCGGATTTATGATGACACAGCTCCATAACTTTGCTGTCAAATATAAAGTACCTATCTTGGCGTTCATTCAGTTAAATCGAGACGGTATTACTAAAGAATCTACAGATTCTGCAAGTGGTTCTGATAGAATCATTTGGTTGTGTTCTAATTTTACTATTTTTAAGAGAAAAACAGACGAAGAAATAGCAGAAGACGGACCAACTAACGGTAATAGAAAACTTGTTCCTCTGATCGCAAGGCACGGGGGAGGTTTAGATGATAACGATTACATTAATTGTTATATGAAAGGTTGGTGTGCAAAAATTACAGAGGGCAAAACTAGATTGGAATTGGTAAATAATGTACAAAACAATGATCAAGGATTTGTGATTGATGACAATGATGAAGACAGAATCCCGTTTAACTGATCAGTTTAAACTAAAGATGCTCTGTGATGATCTATGCGACAACATAGAAGCTTTACTGGATCACTTTGAACTAGAATACAAATCTAATGGAAAAATGATGAGTATGTGCTGTCCTATTCATGGAGGAGACAATCCATCAGCTATTAGCTTGTATTACACCGGAGATAGCTATAGAGGTAATTGGAAATGCAGAACGCATAATTGTGAAAAAATATTTAAAGGTTCTATACTTGGCTTTATCAGAGGAATAATCTCAAACAAAAAATACGATTGGGAAAAAGACGGAGATAAGTTTTGTTCTTTTAAAGAAGCTGTAGAATTTGCTACAAAATTCTTAGATAAAGATTTAAGTGACATTAAGATATCAACTGCTGATCGCAATAAAAAGGTTTTTACGGCAGTAGTCGGATACATTCATAATGAAGTTAAAGAATTACAAAAATTAGTTAAAAGAGACTCTATCATTAGAGCGCTCGACATTCCAGCAAAATATTTTATTGATAGAGGATACTCAAAAGAGACTTTAAAAAAATACGATGTAGGACTATGCGATAAACCGGGTAAAGAAATGTATAATAGGGTTGTTGTTCCTATATATGACGATAAGTATGAATACATGGTAGGATGTTCTGGAAGAAGTATCTTCGAAAAATGTTCCATGTGTTCATGCTTTCATGATCCAAATCATACTTGTCCAAACAAAGATAATCAATGGATTTATTCCAAGTGGAAACACAGCAAAGACTTTAAAAGTCAGAATCATCTCTATAATTTTTGGTTTGCCAAAGAATATATCATGAAATCTGCTATTGCTATTATAGTAGAAAGTCCAGGTAATGTATGGAGACTAGAAGAAAACGGAATACATAATAGTGTAGCTATATTTGGATCTTCTCTTAGTGATAGACAAAAAGTAATACTGGATAGTAGCGGAGCAATGAGTTTAGTGATATTAACAGACAATGATGAAGCAGGAAGAAAAGCTGCTGATCAAATCAAGAAAAAATGCCAAAATACTTACAAGATATACATCCCCGAAATAAATGCATCGGATGTAGGAGAAATGAATAGCGAGCAAATAAATCAAGAAATTAAAACATTACTGGAGAAATTAGTATGAGCATCATAGCGTTTGCGGGTAGAAAACAATCTGGTAAAACAACTCTGTGTAAACAGATTGTAAACTTTATATGCGATTTAGAAAAACTCGAAGACTATTCAACTATCTATAATTTTGCGGATCCTCTTAAAGATGTTTGTATAAATATTCTTGGTCTTACATTTGACCAATGTTATGGGAATGATAAACAAAAGAACGAACTAGTAAACTGTTACAGAAATGGCGAACAAATGACTGCTAGGGAA